ATACAATCCAGCTTGGCCACGGCCGGCCTCGGTTTGTTTTCTCGACAACTACAAATCTAGCTGGTCGGCCGTGCGCCTTCTCCCCTCAGATGGGAGAAGAACCTTTTTTTTGGGGGGCGGGCGTCGATCGCGTCCTTAAGGCATTGATGGCGGCGCCCCCTGACTACCTGCTAGTACAATGAAAGCCTGACGCGCGATAATTCAGCCGGACGCTCACGTCATTCGCAGGGAGGGGGCGATGATCAAATCTATAGCCATTGAGAACGTTAGGGGTATCAAGAGTCGCACGTTCCAACTCGACATTATTCCTAACAAGCCGTCGCTCCTTGTCGCTCCAAACGGGTTCGGCAAAAGCTCGCTTGCCGCGGCGTTTGCCGCGCTCAAGAGCAAGCGGTTAGAGCTCCCAAAGGATCAGGTCCACCTTGGAGACGAGTCGCTCGCCCCAAAACTTACCCTCGCCATCAGGCGGAATGGCGGGATTTTCACCCTCGTTGCAGACGGAAACTGCAACGCAATTGCGGCATCCTTTGATGTCCATGTGGTCGCAAGCCGGCTTCGGGCGAAGGTCACTAAGCACAATATGGGCAAGTTCACGACCGCAACGGCATCCCTGGAGATCAGCGACCTGGTACTGGTCCAGACCATTCCCTCTAAGGCAAAACACGTCTACGACGTGACGGAGATGCGCGCTCGGTTTGGGTTATCCGGCAAGGTCTTCCAGAACCTCGGCAAGACACTCGGGAGCCCGACGCTAGCCGACGGTTTGATTGATCTGTATGGCGTGATGGACAAAGTGGCGGGTGTCCGTATTCAAAATGACATAGAAGAGCTGACTGCGCTTCTTCAGGCGCGAGCCGGAACCGTCGACGAAATACGCGAATGGGCTAGCGATGCCCTCGCGCTACGCCTTGAAGCGATCGACGCCGTCAAGGCGCTGGCCGATCTCTTGGCGATGGCTGCCGGTCCCGCCCAAGCCCGTATCGATGCTCTGCTCTCGGGCCTGCAGGTGGTGCTGACCTACCTAGGTAACAAGAAGGGGTAATCCCCCCACTTTTAGCGGTCGCCAAAAGTGGAACTACGCTGCCAGTGCAAGCTTCTGCATTGGCGTGATGCCGCCGAGCGCCATGTTTGGGCGCTCGTGGTTGTAAGTCCATAGCCAACGAGTGGCGATGTCCTGGACCTGTTCGATGTCATTGAACAGATTGCTGGCAAGCCAAGCGTAACGCACGGTCCGGTTGTAGCGCTCGATGTAGGCGTTCTGCTGAGGATTGCCTGGCTGGATGTAGAGCAGTGCAATGTCTTGCCGCTCGGCCCATGCTTGCAGCGCTCCGCTGATGTACTCGGGCCCGTTGTCGCAGCGTATGGCGCGGGGCTTTCCCCGCCATTGAATGACCTGTTCCAAGCTGCGGATGACGCGCGCCGCAGGCAAGGAGATGTCGACCTCCATCGCCAGTCCCTGACGGTTGAAGTCATCCAGTACGTTGAGCATCCGGAAGCTGCGTCCATCAGCCAACTGGTCGTGCATGAAATCCATCGACCATGTCTGGTTGACCGCCTCAGGCACCGCCAAAGGCTCCGGCACTTCCCGGACGATGCGCTTGCGCGGCTTGATGCGCAGATTCAGCTCCAAATCGCGATAGATCCGATACACGCGCTTGTGGTTCCAAGCGAAGCCCTTCACGTTGCGCAGGTGCAGGAAGCACAGCCCAAAGCCCCAGTCGCGGTAGGCGCTGGTCAGCCTGAGCAACCAGTCGGCGATGATCGCATTTTCTTGGCAGGCCTTGGCCTGATAGCGGTAGCAGGTCTGACTCACCTCGAACGTCCTGCACGCATGAACGATGCTGGTGATGCCAGCCTGGACCGCCCGTCTGGCCATCTCGCGACGCTGAGATGGCCTCACCATTTTTTTGAGAGCGCTTCCTTCAGCAGCTCGGCACTGAGCTGCGCATCGGCGTACATCTTCTTCAGCCGCCGGTTCTCGTCCTGCAGTTCTTTTAGCTGGGACACCATGGACGCATCCATGCCGCCGAACTTGCTGCGCCACTTGTAGAACGTCGCTGAGCTGATGCCATGCTGTCGGCAAAGGTCCGGGACAGGCGTGCCGGCCTCGGCCTGCTTGAGTACGGCGATGATCTGGCTGTCGGTGAATCGTGATTTCTTCATGGGATCTCCTCGGGTTAGGTTACGAGAAAATTCCACTTCTGGCTGCGGCTAACCTGCGGGGGGATTACCAAGGCCTTCAAGGAAGCGTGCAAGTATCTTTCGTATGTAAACGAAAAGGAGAGCTTTGAGGACATCATCAAAGCGTTCGGTTCTACATGGAAGAGGGTCAAGCCTACTGAGCGCAAGGGGAGTCTCGTTGTCTCGTTCCCGCCAGCCTTACATATATCTAATGGTCAGCGTGACTCTCTATGCTTTGCGGCAGAGTTGAGGAAGATTGAGCGATCCATCTCGTCGCGCGACATCATCCTCGTCATTGACGAGGTGTTTGATTACCTTGACGACGCCAATCTCGTGGCGGTCCAGTACTACATTACCAGGCTCATCAAGAAGGTCCGTGAGAAACAAAGGAGCATGTATCCCTTGATTCTTACGCATCTGAATCCTTACTACTTTAGGAACTTCACGTTTGCTAGTCAGAAGGTCTATTTCCTAAAGAAGTCCAAGCCGGCCATCAACAAGGACCTTCGCGCCCTCATCGCAAAGCGAGAAGATCCATCCATTAAGGAAGACGTTGGTCGCTACTATCTGCACTATGATCCGTCACCGGTTGACGTAACAGCGCAGTTCCAAGCTCTCGGCTTGAAGGAGTCCTGGGGGGATTCCATCGCATTCCATGCTTACACGGAAGCGGAGTGGAATAAGTACGTAAACGAATCGGATAACTATGATCCATTTGCGGTCTGCTGCTTTGTCCGTGTCAGGATTGAGAAGATTGTCCATGACGCAATCCAAGACCAGGCTAAGAAGTCGGATTTCCTCGACAAGTGGATGACGAAGAACAAACTGGATTTTGCTGTCGTAAATGGTGTCGACGTCGACGACACCATTTACCTCTTGGGTATCATCTACAATGAGGGCATGCACGTTCACGAAAACGTAGATGACAGTAGTCCCATCGTTTCTAAGCTGGAGAATCGGACCATTCGCCATATGCTCATCGAGAGCGTAAGGGATGTTTATCGGGGGTAGGGAAGGGCTCCTTGCGATCAGAAGCGGACATCAATACCCGTAGCTCAAGCGACCCGCTCGCTCAGAGACCGAATCGGGACTATGTCGGATTTGGTGCGGTCTCGCTCACCAGAGGGCTACCCAAGCCGCTGGGCATCGCGTACGGCTAAATGCGAGCCGATGGCGGACTCGATCGCCTTGGTCGAAAGGATGGGTCTCCCCTCGGTCGCGGACTGGGCGTCCGCGGTGATGTTGCTGGAAACTATCCGCCCCCTTTGGTCCTGGACCTCGCTACGCGCCGGGTCGCTTGGCTGAGGGTGCGAAGCTGATGGGTATCTGCACGGCACTAAGGCCTAGCCGGCCCTGGATCGACCGAGACATCGAGTACCCGTTCGTGCTTGGCATTGTTGCCCTACATTGCCGTACGCGGTGGCCGAGCGCTTCCTTGGATGCACTCCAGCGACGACTCCCCACGTCGGTGAACTAGTTAACTCGCTCCGCGTGCGAACCAGTGGAATGATCGATCTCCTGATACGGTATCGTTTGTCTTGAATTAAGACTGGGCTAACCGAGTAATGTCTGAAACGATAGCGTCAAACGTCCAAGGTAAGCCCACGCTGGGCGAGGTTAAACGCATCATCGAGAACTTCGATGCACTATACCCGCCACAAGACGTGGGTGCCGCCGTGGAGGCAATCGGCATCGCGACACACGGTAAAGGCCTTTCGCAGTGGTCAGACCTTGTCCAAAAGCGCTTGGGCACCTTGAGCGCTCCTGACCAGTACGGGGTGCGAGAGCATCTGCGCGACCTCAAAACCGAAGTCGTATATGCGCACGCGCTATTTGATCAACCGCTCGAGCCGGTGTTGGAAACCTTGGGGGCGGCTAGCTCGATCTCCGCGCCGCCCGATACTCGCAAGACCGCAGCACCGATCGACTGGACAGCCTTGATCCAGGCCGCGCGCGTGCAGTCGCTGTTGACCCAGTGGTACGCTGACAACTTGGAAATGCACTACCCGCGCGAGTTCGCGGTTGCGCGCGCCGCGCGCCGCCTAGCTGACCGCGGTTTCCCGGTAGAGCAGGAGCGCACGCAACTTCGCCTCGCGCAGCAAACTAACGATCGGTTGATCGCGCGCTTAGAGGAATTGATCGGCGATCTAGGCGGACTAAACTTGCTCCGAGAGTTATTCCGAAAGGCCATTGCAACGTATGACGCCAACTCGGAGCGCTACATGATCGTCAGGGATACGAGGGTTGGGCGCCCGCGTGATCCAGACTTCCCTTGGGGTTACCTCATCGCCTTGAGCGCCAAGCACGTCTGCCGCCGAAACAGTCGCAGACCTGCCAACGAGGTTTGGCAAGAGCTTATCGGTCTAGCAACGGATTTTGCCGCCCTTCATGACGTCCAGGACTACACGCCGCCGATCTTTGCGCAGATCCCGACCGACAAGCTCGTTGACACGTTGACGAGGCGAGCGCTCTACGACTCGATCTACACCTTTCCGCAACTACGCTCGAGCGATGTGCTGCGCATGCTTCGGCCGTTGCTGGCCGAGATTCCCTCTGACAAAGCGTACGGTCCCGGTTGGACGAAAAATGACGTATTCGCGGTCATCGAGCAGCTATACCGGGCCATAGGAGATTGCCGCGGTCCGGTCACTCTTGACCTTCGGCACATCGCCAAGACCGTTCCGGGCGTGGCGCCTCTGCTAGCCAAGCACATCCTGTTTGACGTGTTATCGCACCCTTCCACGGGTCCAAACTCGCAGTTCTTCCGTCCCACCGACCAGACCGTGCGCGGCGCAGATCCGCTAACTGGCCCAGGCAACAGTCTGTACCTGCGCCCATTGATCCGGCTGGATGGCAAGCGCGCTATCGTCATAGATCGCTCCGTGGCCGGGCCGGGCATGGTGGAGGCGGTGCTCAGTGCCGTGCGCGGGTACGAAGGTGCCGACACGTTCCAGGGTAAGGTGATTGGCGCAGGGGCCGAGGCGCTCATTCGACTTGAGTTCGCACAGCACGGCATTGCGATTCACACCGGCGACTACGACACGCCAAAGGTTCATGGCGAGTGCGACATCGTTATCGACGCGCCTGGCAATCTGGCTTTCATTGAGTCTAAGGCCAAGGCCCTCACTCGAAACGCCGCCAACGGCAATGACGTCGACGTGCTGCTCTCGCTCGCCGGCAGCGTGGTTGCGGCGATGGAGCAGTCTTTGGGGCATGAGATGCAGTTGCGTAAGCACGGCGAGCTTGAGCTTTACGATAAGGAAACTCGCAAGGTGAATCACACCTTGACGTGGACAGGCCAGACCGTCGATCGCATCGCTTTGTCCCTGTACGACTTTGGTTTTTTCCAGGACCACACTGCGATATCAAAGCTGATGTGGCCGATGTTGAATGCTCGCTACGGAGCGATCGACCCTGCAATCCAAAACACCTTCAAGGGTCAGTTTAAAAAGTTGAACGAAAAGGTGCTGCCAAAGCTCACCGGACACCTGCAGATTTGGGAAGAGCTTGGCTTTCAGGGGGAGGATCCCTTCTCCTTCGGCAACTGGTTCCTGAGTGCCCCGCAGCTTTTTGGGTTGCTCGATGGGATCCAGGGGCCGGCCGAATTCTTCGAGCGACTCGGGCTTCTAAGAGTCCTGACATATCAAAGCTACAACTTCCACCACCAACTCAAGCATGCCTTATCTCTCAAGGGGGAGCGGGATGTTCACGCCGAAGCGGGAAGGCCTTGAGTAAGAACGAGGCCTGGGCGACTTGGCGAGCTTCCGCTTGGGGCCATTAAAGGACATCGCGACGGAGCGGGATTAGGAAGATTTATCGGAGGTAGGGGAGGGCCGTTCCCGGACCGATGCGGAGGCAGTAGAGTGGTGGCGAGGCCAAATCGAAGTGCTTGCTGCCACTTCAGTACTAGCATTGAAAGAAGTGAATGAGAGGCTGAAGTAGGCCGCCCTTTCATGACTTCCTTTATAGCTACATTCTCGATGTTCTGGGGCGCGACTGGTTCGAAGCGGAGGCGCAGCTGGAACACAACGAACTTCATCCTGTCATTCAGTGGCATGAAAGATTCCTGCTGGCGTCCAAAGCCGCGAATCTGGCGGCAGGACGCCGACCGACTACGCCAAAGCACATCTCCCGAGCTTCGGAACGATGCCCTGGACAGCGCCGATCTATGACCAGCGTGCCATCACCAGCGATCCGCAGCTGATCTGCATGTCGAGCATGGAAGGCCTTGACGGCAACGGAAAGCGCTCTGAGGCGTCGTGTACGTGCATGACAGAGCAGGGCACCCGTTACGCCTTTCGCAGCCTGAGTGCCGCACCCTCGCGCGCCACGGGCCTATCTACAACCCGTACAAGCAGCAGCGCGACATGCAACCCGGTGCGGGCTTGCCCGGCTCCGCACAGGCGCAACCTGCTGTTGGACCCGTCCCGGCCATGGCGACAGGTGGCGACGCGATAATCAGCGTGGGAGAGCGCCCCATAGGCACGTTCCCCGAATCGGCGCAGAACCGTTACAGCGGAAGTTGACCTGACACGCTTACGGCCGGTGGAGACATGATGCCCCCAGCTATAGGGGGCTACTTGACCCGCAATACGTTCCGGGGTCATCCGGTCACCGTCAGGGCTGACTAGGTAGTTGCCGCGGATGCTCCAGCCCGAGAACGGGCCGCTTAGGTACTGGCACATGCATCAATGCTCGCTTTGTCCTTGGAACTACGGAAAGGCAAGAGCGATGCCAGCAGCAGGCGGAGCAAGCCTGCGTAGTACCGGCTGATGTTTAACATAATATACATTATGCGAAATGGCGTAATCCGCCGTTTGGCGTGGGTCTGGCTCTGGATCAAGTCTTGCCTCCCGTCTCGGGAACCCAACAAGGACGAGATCGCAGCATGACCACGCTGGACCCGCACGACCGTATCGACATGACCGGCCCTTGGGCCGGTTTCGGCTTTCAGGGCGGCCATATGTTCACCCCCGAGGGCCACAGCCTTGAACCCTGCGACATGACCTGGTGGTCGCTGACCTGCAACATCGCACGGGAATGGCGGCTGATGATGGAGGAAGCGCGGCCGCGGCAGACGCGATCGGCAGCATCTGGAAAGCGCTGCCCCACAATGGATTCCAGCGTCGTATACCTACGTGAGTACGTCAGAAATCGCAGAGAGAGACGGCTGGGCATGGGTGATCCCGGTACCGGCGCCGAACCCTCCAACGTGGTCCATATGTCACGTGGGCCACGACGCCCCAAGCGCGGGTGAGGCGTTATCCGTAGGGGCGTAGCCCCTACACCCCGGATCACTGCTCGCGGCACCGTAGCCAGTTGCCTTATCTGCCGCTGTAGCGGTTCTGCACCGATTCGGGGAACGTGCCGACCGGGCGCGTGCCTACGCTAACCAGCGTCCCGCCATTGCCACCATGGGCGCTGGCGCCAGCACCACGCCCACTCGCTGCGCTCGCAGTCGCGGTGCCAGCCCCATCGCCGGACAGGTTGTACAGGCGTGCATCCTTTTCGCGGATAGGCGCGTTATACGGCCAAGCAGTAGCCACCGTCACATGGCTCCCGGCCGACAGCCGAAGCCCATACGACTCGACGGCGACCTCGTAGCCCAGTGCACGAAGCTGGCGTATGTCCAGTTGTTCAATGATTTCGTTGCTCTCCGTGCTGATCCACTGAACCCACCCGCGATCTTCTCCAGCGACCTGGGCAATCAGCGCGAGCCGTATCCGGCCCTTCTCCCCGAGATCCGCCACATACCGCTGCTCAGTGGTCAGATCGGCAAGGGGATCCCGCTCCGGCTCCGGCGCGGCCGGTTCGCCCTGCACTGTCTCCCCTGCCCCATGCGCCATCGGCTGCGACCGCCGAGCGGCGTCCTGAGTGCTTGCGCGGGGCGTTGGCTCGCTCTTGGGCTTTGATTTCAGGAAGAACCCTGCGAAGAAGTACAGGCCAATGCCACCCAGCACGAGGAAGATCACCCCGCGCACTGCCATTGCGGCCCACACCGTCTTACCGCCTTCCTCGTAGACCTCGGTGTTCTCCGCGCCCGGCGCGTAGCCGTCATACAGCGGGAAAATGGCCGGATCGTACTTGAGCGTCTGCCCGCCCACCTTTTCGTACTTGCCCGGCGACGTGGTGTGGAAAAAGGTCACGCGGTACCGGGATTTACTGCCCACTGCGGTGAGCTTCTGGAACGTGTTCTTGCGCTCGATGCGCGCCTTGACCGCCGAGTGAAGCCGGTTGATCCACTGCGTCATGATGACGGCGTCACCGCCGTTCTGGCCCAGCAGCGCCCAGAAATTCTCTACCTCCGGGCTGAGCGGCTTGCGCTCGTTGACATAGAACTCATGTACCTCATCGATCACCACTAGCGCATCTTTGAAGTGATCCGGGATGCACCACTTGCCGGTGTCGTCCTGGCTGCACGAGAAGGCGCTAACAACCTCTTTCGTGTCTACCAGCACCAGCTGCGCCCGCACATCGCTTTCAGCCATGCCCAGGTGCGCGGCGATCTTGTCGTGACGCAGACCATTCAGTCGGGCGTACACGCGACGGCCCTTCTTCAGGGCCGGGAGAATGTGATTCTTTACCGCGTCATAGCTCTTGCCAGCACGCGGAACGCCTTCGTTGAATACAAGCATTACCAGATACCTATCGTGAGAACGCGCCGCAGCAGATAGAACACGATGGCCACCCCGATCATCACCATGGATGGCCCAAGCTGGAACAGCTGGGCGAACCACATCACGGTGCTACCGCCCTTGGCCAGCATGTCGCCGAGGCTGGTGTTCTGCATGAATTCCGGCAACGGCAACTTGGACAGCACGTACAAGATCAGTTCCGCGAGCACCTTGAACGTGCGCACGATCGAGGCAACAACCATGTCCCACAACGTGTCGAACATCTTCAACACGAGGTTCCACAGCCACTGTTTGAAATCGTCAATCCACCCAGCAAACATTGGCTATCCTCAGGTCAGCGAGATGCGGACGGCGGCATAGGCCGCAATCGCAAAGATCACGTATCCGCACAGCTGCAGCAGCGCCAAGAAGTCGCCCGAACAGTGCGCGCTATAGGTCATCGACGCCCACCATTTGGTCGCCGAAACAGTAAAGGTTGGGCACGAGCCGTTGCCCGAGATCTTCATAAACTTCGTGACGCCATCGACCGCTTTGGTCTTCTTGGCCTTGTCATAGAAATCATCGAACACGCTTTGTACCGTGTCCTTGGGGGCCTTCCATATCTCACCCTCGGGAAGCGTTGACCCTTCGCCATCACCGTCGCCTTCCCCATTCCCATCCCCATCGCCGGGGCCATTTCCGTTGCCGTCGCCGTCGCCGTCTCCATTACCGTCACCATCGCCGTCACCGTTGCCACCACCATCGCCGCCACCGCCGTTGCCGGGGCCGGTGCCGGGATCACTGCCGCCATCACCACCGCCATCGCCGGGAATCTCACCACCACCACCGCCATCGCCATCACCGGGCGCCGGTGTCTCTGGCGAGGGAAGATCACTGTTCTTGCAGACCTGGCCGTTCGCGGTGAACAGTCGTCCGGTAGGCGATCCGGCATAGACCGACCCATCATATGCACAGCCATCGTGGCAGACCGAGCCTAGACCATTGTCGCCGCCGCCTTTCCATCCCGTTTGCTCTGAACGACTGGCACAAGATTGCTCCTTGGGGTAGTTGCAAAGATCACCACGACGCGCATCCGTCCACGCGTTGAAACACTTGTACTCCCAACGAGCCTCATAGGACCCTTCGGAAATCTTGATCGAGCGTGGGTTTCGAGACTGGCAGTTCGCAGCACCAGCCGCAGCAGCTTGCGCGTAGCAGGCAGCATATGCCGCCCCTTCATCGGGCCACGTCGAGGCTTTCACGTCTGCGATGTGACCCATGAACGCTGCCACGAGCAGCAGCGCGGTCAACACGCATTGAGGCATGGGCCGCCGCACAGGATGAGAGCGGATCACGCATCCATCCCCTTGACGCCCGCCATCCCGCAGCACGCGCCGATGAACCCACACAGCACCAATACGATCATGTCCTGGACTCCCGTCGATCCCCACATAGAGCAAGGGCGATGCCGAAACATCGCCCCGCCCTGCCCTGCATCAGCCGAAGAAGCCGGCCACCTTCTTTGCTGCCCACTTCGTGAAGCCCAACAGGGCGATGATGGTGGCCGCGCCGATCAGGGCGGGGACGGCATCAGCAGCGCTCAGGCCAGTGAGAATGGAATCCATGGTGTCTCTCCTTGCATTGGTTGGTTGATTGGTTTTTGCCGGTCATTTGTCAAACATCGTTGCGACGCTACCGACGATGCGTCCCACGACAAACCACGCGATCACTACCCCGCAGGTGGTAGTTGCCCATAAGAGGGCTTCCTCCGGTGTGGGCATCGAAAGCGCTTGCTGCACGACCTCGTAAACACCGTGTTCCGAGGCACTGACCAGTACGTAGCCCGCACACTCGGCAACCGGCTGTCCGGTAGGCAGAAGGGTGCCGTCTGCTTGGAGGGCTACGCACAGGGCCATGAGTTAGGTTGCCGAGGCGCGCGGCGCCGTCTTCTGGACCGGGATCAGCACGGTGAACTTGCTCAGGTTCAGGACGCCTTTGTTGACCTGCGCCATGCTGGCGACGTCGAGCACATAGTCACCCTCCGGGTACGCGGTCTGACCTTTGTCCAGGCGAACATCGAACGGATAGGCGAAGCCACCGGCTTCCAGCTTGGCTTTCTGCTTGCGGGTGGTGTACTCCCGGTCCTTGCCTTCGTCGTCCTTGAAGGTGCCGCCGCGCTCGTCGACGGTGGCGTTCAGGACGGTGACCTTGATTTCGTTGTTCATGCAATACCCCTTTCAGGTTGGTTTACGCCCGCGAGTTCGGGCCAGTGCGCTGCTGTGTCACCTGTTGCCCACCTCGGCAGCTTTGGCGAGGTGCAGGATTCGATCACCGCCTGCAACGCATCAGGCGTTGGGCAGTTTTTAACGATGAATGTCAGAGTTGCGCCGTACTGACGGCGGAGGTGGCGACGTGCGCTCTTCCACGTTGCCTCCACTGCGGCTTTCGTGATTTCAAGACGTGTCGCCACGCAGTGGAGGAACTTCAATACCGGGTATGCACCGAGCAGGTAGGACGCCGGATCACGCAGCAGATCAAGGGACAGTTCTTTGCGGTTTGAATTGCGGAACTGCGCTTCATAGCGCACCCACTCTGATCCCTTGTCGCCCTGCTCCCTGCCCTTCTCGTACACCCGCAGTTGCTTTTCAGACTTCTTGCCGCCGACATAGAACGTCTTGCCGTCGCCGCTATCGTGGTCGTCCACCGTCTGTGCCTTGGGGCGCTGACCTCGGTTGTCGAACTCGCCTTCGGCGTACCACTGCTGTGCAAGGCGCAGTGGATACTTCCCGATCAGGTCATCCGCGCACACGTCCACACGGGTTAGTCTTCCCGCGCAGCTTTCGAGCTTCGCTCGAAGCTCCAGCCACCGCTTCGCATGGCCGCAGCGCGCTGCGCTCAATGTCTTGCAGCCGTCACCGGTTAGCTCGATCCGGGCGGTGTAGGTGCCATCAGCACGGCGGCATTCCTCGCCTCCGAGTTCGATCATGCCCACGAACTGCTTGCTCGCGTTGATGATCTTGACGCGCCATGTGTAGAAGCGACCGCCACTGGCGGTATCGTCAAGTTCGAGGCCGAGCCCGGCGAAGAACCAGCAGAAAACTTGCAATGCCGCGACGCGGGCGTTATCCGCACTGGCGTCGATCCACTGGCGAACTTCGTCCTGGCCGTCGCGATCAAGGAACCCGGTTTCGCGGAGAGCCGCGAACAAATCTACCGAAGCAGAAAGCCAGTCAATGCCGACCGTCAGGGTGCCATCCTCGTTCCTGAATTCACTGACTCCCCTGTTAGACGAGGGGAGTCCTGCCGCCGCTCCCGCGCCGTCAGCCATGATCGGCCTCCTGATGTACGATCCGAGAACCCATCGACGGAGCGATAGAAATGCCCAAGGCACCGACAGTCAATGCAGACCAGCTCGGCGTCGTGGTCGACGCACTCACCACGACCAATGCGATGATGTTCAGCATGCTGGCTTCTCCGCGAGACGTTGAAGCAGTTCTTGCGATGCTTGACCGGCTTGCTTCCACGCGTTCTGACGATCCTTCGCACAGTTTGCGGACGCTTGTGTTCCGCGAGACAGCGCATGCGCTGCGTGAGCTGCAAGCACTGCGCGGAGAGCAGGACCTACTTGGTCTGCCAGCCATGCGCTAAGCGGCCGGTCAGCCACGGGCCACCTCGCGGCGCTGCATACGTGCAAGGCGACGGCTGGCGCGGTGCCAATACCAGAACTCGGCGAGCAAGCCTCGAAGTAGGCCGATCAGACCTGCGCCGATGGCGGCACCGGCAAAGCACAGCCAGAACATGACAGTGGCGAAGGTCTTGATATCGGCCGCAGACGCGGTAATGGTGAAATTAGTCATGGATCACCTCCGCACGCTCGGCCAAGCGTGCAGCAGCCAGCAGATCGCCACGCTTGGTGGCTTCGATTTCGAGATGACGCAGATGGGAAGGGGTCGGCAGGAACTCTGCACATGCCTGGGTCGCGAATGCTGCGTCACGTATCGACTTGGTGCCCTGCTCTTCCCTGCGGTCTATGCCCCACGCAACGAGACGAGCGATTCCGACCACAACGCTGAGCGCTGCTACGGCCGCTATGGCAAACATGTATCCGTGCATCCCCTGTGCCCTCCCCCTAGCCCCTAGATCCCCGCCAGCGGCCTAGGGGGACCGGCTGGCGGGTGTCCACCGCCGGTGGACAGATGGGAAAGTACACTGGGGGTGGACAACATGTCAACGATGGGTGGACACATGAATTTCGAGGACATCCTCAACCGCGCAGTTGAGGCCAGCGGTGCGGCGTCTGACAGCGACCTTTCCCGGAAGCTAGGCGTGTCACGTCAGGCCGTGAGCAACTGGCGGGGCGGTAAGAAGTTTCCGGACACCGTGACGTGCGCAACTATCGCGGGTATTACCGGAATTCCCCTTGCCCAGGTGCTTGGCGTGGTCGGAGAGGCGCGCGCTATCAGTCGCGAGGAGAAGGCGGTGTGGCGGCGACTTGCCGCGACCGCAATGGCCCTAGCGCTAGGGGTGGGCTTCGCCTCGCCTCGCGACGTACAGGCGGCCGTGGGTCATTCCGCGAGCGACCCTGTATACATTATGCGAAATGGGTGATGGGCCGTCTTTCGTGGGTTTCGTGGGTCTGGCTGTGGATCAAGTCTTGCCTCCCTTCCCGGGAACCCAACAAGGACGAGATCGCAGCATGACCACGATGAACCCGCACGACCGCATCGACATGACCGGCCCTTGGGCCGGTTTCGGCTTTCAGGGAGGTCACATGTTCACCCCCGAAGGCCACAGCCTTGAACCCTGCGACATGACCTGGTGGTCACTGACCTGCAACATCGCCCGGGAATGGCGGCTGATGATGGAGGAAGCCCGTCCGCGGCCGACGCGATCGGTAGCTTCTGGAAAGCGCTGCGCCACAATGGATTCCAGCGTCGTATACATCCGCGAGTACGTCAGAACCCGCAGAGAACGGCGGTTGGGCATGGGTGATCCCGGTACCGGCGCCGAACCTTCCAACGTGGTCCACATGTCACGTGGGCCACGACGACCCAAGCGCGGTTGAGGCGTTTGCCGTAGGGGCCTAGCCCCTACACCCCGGCTAGAATGCGCGGACCATTCACTGGGGGAACGAAATTGACTGACCACAGGACAGCAGACGCCATTCACACGATCTGGTGGCAGGTTGGCTTAGGGGTGTTCTTGGCCCTCTCTGCCCACAGCCTGATCGAAGCGGCTTACACGCGATACCAGATGCAGCAGGTATCACGACAGATGGATGCCGAACTTAAGAAGCTACCGGGTGTAGTGAACAGACCCATGCCAGCTCAGCAGGAACACCGGCCAACACCATTACGACCGAATGAGAGGTGTATGCAAGGGCGAAGGTTCGAGCGTGTGGAGAACGGTTGGAAGCAGATCAACGAGCCATGCTAGTTGCCCGAGTATCGATTCTGCACCGACTCAGGGAAGGTTGACACAGGGCGCTCTGCTACCCGAATGACAGTTCCAACCGATGCACCGGCAGCGGGTCCAGTAGCGGGTTGCGTGACGACAGCGAGTGAACCGCCCTCGCCCCCTTGGGAGCCTTCCTGTGTTGGCTCGCGATAGGGGTTGTATTGAGGCCCCTCACGGGCGATCAGGACGCACAGGTCTAGACGGATATGATGCTTGGTGCCCTGCTCTGTCACGCAGGTGCAGGTGGTGTCCTGGGCGGTGGTGCCAGATGACATGCAGTAAAGCTCGGGTTTTGCCACCACGCTGCGGCCATCAAAGATCGGGGCTGACCACGGCTGTGCGGGAATCCGTGGCCTCAGCTGTTGAGCATACTCATCAGGGGTGAGCGGTTGCGCCGCCGGCGGGGCCGCGCCGAAGGGCGCCGGCCCCCCAGCCGCCGTCGCGGCGATGGCAGGTTCGGACACCTTTGAGCGCTTATCGACGCCGGGCTTAACGACGAAGATCCAGACCAGCCACAGAGCAAGGATAAACACGACAACCATGGACAGCCCTTTCCAGACCCGGGCCGGGACCTTGAACTTATGGCTGGCAGTGTGCAGAGTCGCGCTGCGATAGCGCTTATACAGGTCCTTTGGGTATGACCAGATTTGAGGGTCGGCAGGGAATCATTACGTACAGGGCCAAAAGCTGCCTAAGCGACTGAATTTCAAGGTTGATTGCTCGTCTCTCGGGCAGGCTCTCCCCATCTATGGGGTCTGTTCAAGCACCTTGGCTGTGTAGCTCAGCGGCGCCACTTCCCTTTCAAGATCCAGGTGGTAATCGCCGAAGCGATTGATGTGGCTGGTCCGATAAGGCGACAGGCCGGCCAGGATCTCGGGCGTCAGTTCAATCCCCTCCTTCCTCATCTCGGCCAAGGTCCGGCTCATGCCTTCCACGTTGTGGAGGATGATCATGTTGGCCACCAGCTGGCTGTACTTGATGATCTTGCGCTGCTCGTGTTGGACGTTCTCAGCGATGATCCCTTGGCTGCCAAAGAAGACCCACTTCACGAAGCCGTTGTATTCCTCGCTCTTGTTGGTCGCGGCATTGATCGTTTTGCGGATCTCGTTGTCATCAATGTAGCGAAGCAAGAACAGCGTTCGGACGGCCTTGCCAAGTTCCCGGAATGCGAAGTACAGCTTGTTCTTCCGGCTGTAGGTGCCCAGCCGGCGCAGGATCGAGGACGCGGTGATCTTGCCCAATCGGATTGAGATCACCACCCGCAGCATGTCGTGAAGATGGGTGGCGATCAGTTGCCAGTCGATGCTGTCCCCGAACAGTGCCTGGATGTTTTTATAGGCCCTGCCCGGTTCGGGCCGGAAGAATGTCAGGTCCTTGATGTTTCGGATTCTGGGCATCAGCTGGATGCCCAGCATGTGGGCCAAGCCGAAGACCGGATAGCTTTGGGCCTGCGTGTCGCCATGGACGATCTCAGGCTGGATGTCGGAAGTGTTGGCCAACAGGCCGTCCAGGATGTAGATGCCCTCGTGCACGCCACAGGGAATGAAGTGGCTGAACAGCGCCACGTATTTGTCGGACACATGGTAGTAGCCGATGCCGCCATAGCCGCCGTACCGGATGTGGTACTCCGACAGCAGGTTGTCTTCGTAGACGCTCCACTTGGTGCCATCTGCTGACGCGCTCTTACCGCTGCCCCAATAGCCAGGCAGGTCAAATTTGTTGTAGGTATTGATGACCTCTACGATGGCCTTCTCAAGCACATCCTCGGTCACGTATTTCAGGTTGAGCCAAGCGACCTGGCGCCGGCTGAAGCCCTTGATCGACCGCGCCGTCTGCGTCGGCCCCAGGTTGCAGCCATAGCAAAATAGCGTGGTGATCACGCGTCGGGGCAGATCTTCGACTTGGCTCTCGGTCCCGGCGATCGGGCGGAAAAAA